GACATCAGTTAGATTCTTATGCAATAATCATGAAGAACAAAGCAGAGACTTTAACGGCAGGATCTTCTCAACCTGAAGTCTTTAATGTTTTAGGTCAATTACAAACTATAGAAAGAGTTAAAAAATCAGGTGAAATGATTTATAACAAGAAAGAACAATTGACCAATGACCTCGGAGCCAAAGCAGAATAAGCAACTTTTCTTTTTAGTGGGAATGCCAAGGTCTGGAAACACCTTGTTTGCTTCCATCATGAATCAAAATCCAGAGTTAGTGGTAACGGCCAATTCTATTACTTTAGAGATTATGAAAGATCTCTTTCTCCTTAAACAAACCGATGTCTTTCAAAACTATCCGGATCATAAATCTTTAGATAATGTTTTAGACTCCGTGTACGATGTCTTTTATAAAGACTGGCCACAGAAATATATCATTGATCGAGGACCGGTGATGACTCCCGCTAATTTTGAGTTAATGAAAAAACATTATAAACACCCTATTAAATGTATTGTACTGCTTAGAGATCTAATGGATGTACTGGCTTCTTATATGAAATGGTACACCAAAAATCCCGATTCATTAGTAAATAGATTTAATTTAAGAAACGATGATGAAAAGTTAGGAAAGGTTATGAATAATGACGGAGCGGTTGCTAAAGAACTCACAGCAATCCAAAATTCTTTTAATTATAAAGATCAGTGTTATTATTTAAAGTATGATGATCTAGTTAGTAATCCTGAACACTATATTAAAGAAGTATATAAATTTTTAGATATTCCCTATTACCCCCATCAATTTCAAAACTTGCAACAGATTAATATTAACGGCCTAGGATATAACGATGGAATTGTAGGAAAAAATATGCATACTATACGAAATGAAATTAAGAAAGAATATAATCCCTACCTTGAAAAAATACCACAAAGAATAAAGGATAAATATGGACACATTAAATTTTAAAGTAGTTCCTTTAGGACAAACCGTTCTTAGATACGAGGTTCCTTTAGATGTGTATAATATTATCAACCATATTTATGAAACCAATTTTCAGAAACTTCCACCAGCTAATAAGCAGTTAGTGGGTAAGATTGAGAAGGAGCATTCTTTGTTCTATGGAGGTGAAGATAATAATAAAATGAAAAAACATAACTTACTGCCTCAGGATGTATTACAATGGTTTGAAAAGATATTCAGACATTATTTAGACTGGAATAAAATTTTAGATTATAAAACACACTTAAATTCGATATGGGTCAATCAAATGTTTCAACACGAATACAACCCAGTGCACGTTCACCAAGGAACATTGTTTACTGGTTTATCTAGTGTAATGATTCTAAAACTTCCTGAATCTTTTGGTGTAGAATATTCATCAGTTGATAACCCACAAAATGGAAAACTTCAGATACTGGGTTCAGCATCAGGTCAGTTTGCAGTCATTGATTATCAACCCGACTTAAAAGAACGAGATTTTTATATATTTCCTTATGATATGAGACACGCAGTTTATCCCTTTAATGGACCAGGAATGAGAAGAAGTCTATCAGCGAACATGGATGTCGAGTATGATCCTATAAGAAACAGAGGTAGAAATTAATGTACGAAAATATGCATATTACAGAACCAAAATGGAAAACCTGGATTATACAAACTACAACGCCATTATTTACACCCGATCAATGTAGACAGATTATTGAATCTGGTAGAGCACAAAAACCACAAAGCGCACAAGTGGGGATGGGTAAACCTGGAGGTGGAACCGATACTAAGAAAAGAGTTACCACGATCGGATGGATTCCATTTAAAGAAATGGGACATATGTATTACGATCTTTATAGATTTATTGTCAAAGCTAATGAAAATCATTTTGGCTTTGGTGACATACGAATAACAGAGAATGCACAGTTTACAGAATATCCTGAAGGAGGATTCTATGACTGGCATATGGATTGTGATGTAAACATGAGCCATGAACCTCCTGTAAGGAAAATATCAATGACGCTTTTATTAAATGATCCATCAGAATTTGAAGGCGGAGAATTAGAAATTATGGCTCCCGGTAAATATGCAAAATTAAAACAAGGACATGCAATTTGTTTTGCTTCCTTTTTAAATCATAGAGTTAATAAAGTTAAACGAGGAATGAGACAATCTTTGGTTGTTTGGTTTGGAGGCAAGCCCTTCAGATGATCAAAGAAGAATTTTTTCCAACTATTATTTATGGCTTTGATGTCCCTAACTCTGCTGAACTTAATCCACAATTAGAAAAAGATATTCTTGAGTGGTCTAAGAAGGACAAGGGAGTACAAAAAACAAATGTTAAGGGATGGCATTCTCAAACGGATATGCAAACTAAACCAGAATATAAACCTTTAGTAGATCAACTCTTTTTAGCTATAAAACAAGTATGGGACGATCAACATTTAGATCGAAAAGCTGAACTAGGAAATATGTGGGCTAATATTAATCCGCCTGGTGGATCCAATCAACCTCATGTACATCCTAATTGTTTATACACAGGAGTGTATTATATTAAATCAAACATTAATTATGGTAGACTAAGACTCTATGACCCTAGACCAGGGATTCAATTAATCATGCCAGTACGAAAATCAGGTGATCCTGGTAAATCTTTATGGAGAGATGTAAATTTAGATCCTATTCCGGGAAGAATTATTATATTTCCTGCATGGTTGTGGCATGCTGTTGAACCTAACGAATCAAATGATATAAGAATATCAGTAAGTTTTAATTTTGTACAACATGGCTTTTAATAAATATCAAGTAATCAAAGGTGCAATCAGCTACGAGCTAGCTAATTTTGTCTTTAACTATTTTCTCTTGAAAAGAGATGCGGTTAAATTTATGTACGATAATAATTTAACCTATGACAATGGTATGTTTGGTACATGGGCAGATATACAAATACCAAATACCTACTCTCATTATGGGGATCATGTAATGGAGACTCTTCTGGTTAAAGTCTTACCCATCATGGCTCAGGAAACAGGGTTAGAGTTAGTCCCTACCTATTCCTATGCGAGACTCTACAAAAAAGGAGATATACTTCATAGGCATAAAGACAGGCCAAGCTGTGAAATTTCAACCACTATTCATTTAGGGGGAAACCCTTGGACCATCTTTATAGATGGGACAGGTGCAAATAATATTTTATCAGGCAGAGAGACTACGACGATGGTTAAACCCGGAGCCCCAGAAGGTACCAAAGTCATACTTGATGTTGGCGATATGTTAGTATACAGTGGATGCGAATTAGAGCATTGGAGAGAACCGTTTGAAGGAGATGTCTGCGGACAAGTCTTTCTTCATTACAACCATGTCAATGGTCCTTTTGCTGAAAAGAACAGGTTCGACAAAAGGCCGATGTTAGGTGTTCCACCAATAAGGAATACATAATATGGAGTTATATGTTACAAAAAATAGGTTTCTTACCAGGGTTCAACAAACAAATTACACCTACCGGAGCGGAAGCACAATGGACGGGCGGTGAAAACGTTCGGTTTAGATATGGTACACCTGAAAAACTAGGTGGCTGGAATCAATTAGGAGAAAGTAAATTAACAGGTGCCGCGCGAGCGTTGCATCATATGGTTAATAAAACTTCTATTAAGTATGCAATAATTGGAACCAATAGAATTTTATACGCTTACACTGGAGGTGTCTACTATGACATTCATCCTTTAACTAATCCATCAGGAACTGCAATCACTAATGCATTTACTACAATTAATGGTGAGACGGGGGTTACTATCACTTTTGCTGGATCCCATGGATTCGCAGCTGGAGATATTATTTTATTTGGAGGTACGAGTACTTTTACATCTATAACTAATTCAGATTATACAGCATCTGATTTTGCAGATAAAAAATATATGGTAACGACTACACCTACTTCTACGACTATTACTATTACTATGGACAGTGCTGAAACAGGATCAGGGGCAACCACTTCAGGAGGCATAACTTACTATCAATATTATTCTGTAGGTCCCGCTGAACAGATAGGAGCTTATGGATGGGGTATATCATTATTTGGGGGTAATATTTTAGGAGCTGTTACAACAACTTTAAATGGAACATTATCAGATAACGCTTATGGTACCGGAGGATCAGGAACCGATATTACTTTAACAAGTACTACAGGACTTCCTTCTTCAGGAACTAACTACATAACAGTTGGAACAGTTGGAAGTGTAGCCGGCAGTGAATTAATTTCATACACAGGAGTATCAGGAAGTAATATTACAGGTATTACTAGAGGAGTTTTAAACTCTACAAGACAATCATGGAGTTCTCTAAGTGCAGTTACTAATGCTTCTAGTTTTACAGGATGGGGATCTCCTGCAGCTAATACAGATAAAGTAACGGATCCCGGTCTATGGTCCTTGGACAATTTAGGATCAACTCTTATTGCTTTAATTCATAATGGAGCTGTCTTTGAATGGGATTCAGATTTAGCC